GCTGAGCCTCTTTCTGGAGTTAATTGGTCGTGGCATGTCAGCTCCTTACAATGCTGCGAGATACGTGTTCAGATCGGCGCGGTCGCCCGAGGATAGCACCTCGTCGAAGTACGCGAACGCCTTGATGTCCATTCCTACAGCGCCGCCGAACAGATAGGCGATAGCGATATCCAGATCGGTTTCCGTTCCAGGCATCGCGCCAGAGTGCGTGCCGCTGCCGACAAGCACGTTGTTCTGGTAGATCTCGAACGCGCCGCCGTCCGCAAACTCCCAAGTCATGATGATTGGATCGGTGTTCCAGCCTGCAGTGAAATCGAAGGCATCTACGCTCGACCCATTCGAGAAGTTGACATAGCTCTCGTTATCGGTCCAGTTCCATTCGACAGTGAACGCACCCGGCGAATTGTAGTCATGGACCTGACCCGACCCCTTGACCGAGAAGATGCGGAAACTGTCGTTCGGCGTTGTGCTGGCGATATCGCCATAGATCGCAAGCGTAATGCCTGACGGCACGCTGCCCGGCTGCAAGCGCAGCGTGTCGGATCCCTGCGTGATTTCCACCACGTCGTCCGTCGTGTTCAGCGTGCCGCGCGACCCGGTCGCAAGCGCGAAGAAATTGACCGACCCGGTGCCGATGTTCTCGATCTCACCGACCGGGTCACCGCTGCCTGCAACAGTGGTCTGACCGCTGACTTCCTGCCATTGCTCCTGTCCAGCGCGCCCAATCTCGAAGTAGCCCTCGGCCACATCAGCAGGATCGTATGCACCACCCGCGCCCGCAGTGACCGTCTTGAGGTCGCTGATCAGCGATGTGCCAGCACTCGACACGGCATAGATGGCGATCTGGTCGGTGAATACCTGACCGGATGTGATCGCCCCGCCAGCAGACAGCGTGGTGATCGTGCGCAACCCGGTGGCGATGCCACCCGGCAGCGTATCTGTCGTCGTCCCGGCATCGGTCGAATAGAGGTAGCCGGTGATCGGCAGGTCGCTGGTCGGGGGCGTGGTGATCGAGATATCGACCTCGCCGGAGGCGGCACCGGTCGCCGCCGACCAGAGGCCAGATGTGAAGGCTGACGACACCGCCGTGGAGCGCGTGGCCGTCATGTCGCCGGAGGCGCTCAGGGAGGCTGTGCCGGTCTGGTTGACCACCCCTGTCGTCGCCGTCATCGATCCGGATGCGCTCAGGGAGGCTGTGCCGGTCTGCGCGATCAGGCCGGTGGCCGCGGCCAGCGTGCCGCTGGCATCCAGAGCCGAACCGGAGCCAAGCTGGGCGATCAGGCCGGTGGTCGCTGCCAGCGTGCCGCTGGCGCTCAGGGCAGCAGAGCCAACCTGGGCAATCTCGCCAGTCGTTGCTGCCAGCGTGCCGCTGGCATTGAGGGAGGCAGAGCCTTCCAGCGCGACCTCTCCGGTGATCGCGACCATCGTGCCGCTGGCAACCAGGAACGCATCGCCCGTCTGATTGACCACACCGGTCGTCGCTGCCAGCGTGCCGCTGGCGCTCAGTGCGGCATCGCCCGTCTGGTTGACGACACCCGTCGTCGCCGTCATCGTGCCACTGGCATCCAGAGCCGAACCGGAGCCGAGCTGCGCGATCAGGCCGGTGGTGGCCGTCAGCGTGCCGGTGGCATTGAGGGTTGCCTCTCCTGTCAGGCCAGCGTTGTTCGCCGTCAGCGTGCCACTGGCGTTGAGCGTGGCCGATCCCGTCTGGTTGACGACACCCGTCGTCGCCGTCATCGACCCGGATGCGGTCATATCTGAACGGTAGTCCACAGGCTCAAGAGCAGCAATCCGTGCCTCCAGGTCGCTGAGCCGATCGCCAACGAACTGAACCTGCAGGCTCAGGCTTCGCAGTGTTTCCTGAAGTTGAGCCCTGAAGCGGTCCTCGTTCTCCGCACCGCCCTCAGCAACCCCCTGACCATACCTGATCAGGCGGACGCGGCTAGCCATTCGATTGCACCCACCTATCGCCGTAGTCGGTTGCCATCAGGACGTAGAGACCAGGATACGCGCTCATGCGATACCAGAGATCTCCGACCTCCGCGCCGACAGGCGGCGAGACGTCGATGTTCACGTTCGCCATGCCCTCTGGACCCCAGCCGAGGATGACCCCGGTCTGAAGCCCTGTTCCAACCTGAACCTCCATGGGGATCAGGATAGGCATCGAGCGGTATCCCGCTGCCCGACCGGGAGAGAGGGTCAGCTGCCCCGGCACCACGGAGACGTAGTAGACCTGCCCCGGATCCCATGTGCCGGCGTCCAGCACCCCGTCATCAATCCCTGCGATCTTCCCATCAACCTGAACGGTGAAGTTGCTTGGCCCCTCGATGCTCTTGATCAGGCCGAAGCCCAGACGCGCATATTGGCGCGTATCGGCGAGCTGGTAGTTTCCAGTCGATGGGTAGTAGGCGACCGGCTGTCCGATCATCGTGAACGGATGCGCCAGCTGCTCCACGGAGAACTCGGATCCCAGAATGTCAGCGGAGCCTGCGGCTCCGATCTCGACATATCGCCCAGGCTCATCGGTCGGAGGCACGCCAAGCGTGCTGACCTGGCCCTCCACGACCACCCACAGGCTTGTGAGCCCCACGTTGGCTGAGGACTGGTAGGAAACGGCCTGACCGGCTGTGTAGGCGACTGCGGGGCTCCACGCCCCCAGAACTTCGATGCTGCTGCCCTGCGCTCCCGGAGGCCCCTGATCGCCCTGAGCGCCGGTTCCACCTCGCGCGCCACCGGGGACAACGACAAGGCGCTGCTCGTCGACCAGATTTCCCCCGATGCTGTACTGGAAGGGATCAGTCACGGATAAAAACCTCCGAATTGTAGAGGCGCTTCACATAGTCGGCCCCATCGGTGATCTCAGCATACGCGACAAGATCCATGGGCGGAAGCGCCTGGGTCTCGGCAGGCGTCATCGTCCAGGTGAACAGGATGCAGTCGCCGCCAAAGCGCGGATCCTCGACCGGCTCAGCAACGGACGTGCAGATGTGCAGGTCGGCGGCGTCATCGTCCTGCATCTCCCGGAATACGAGGCGACCAGTGTAGGACACTGCGTCCTCGATCTGCTCTTCCCACCCTGTCCCCAGGATGGTCACCTTCTCGAAGTCATCTCCGCGAATGACCGTGAAATCATGCTGGTCCATCAGGCCCCCGTCACATTGCTGGTGTCGACCGGCCGTTGCGCGGTCTCGTTGCGCTTCGCGCGTCCGATCCGCGTGTTGGCTGCCATGAGCTGGTCGGCCAGCTGCCCCTCAAACATCTCCTTGTTCGCAGGGTCCATCATGAAGATGGCGACCTGGCGGTTCACGGCCATCTCCATCACGATCGGGAACTCGTCTGTCAGGACGTTCGTCGGCGCCCCTTCAGACAGTACCGCAGGCTTGACGTTGGCCGTCACCTTCAGGCTCATCTCCCGGAAGGGGCGTGGATACACATCGATGGTGGCGTTCCGGTCGGCATAGTGCCGCGGCGTCCCGGTGCGCCCGTCCGAGTAGAGCGCAACCAGCATGTCATAGTCTCTCGGGATGATGGGGATAAACCCACGCCCCGGATCCACATGTACGCCGCGCAACTCAAGGATATCGGTCCCGGCGAACTCCGTCGCCTTGTCGATCTGCCCTGTTACCCCAAGGGTAACGGCGGGCAGCTCCGTCTCGAAGGCGTCGTGGTCGATACGATCCACGACATGCCCCTGCGCCAACTCGACCAGCCGAGGCATTTCCTCGATCAAGTCACGCGCGTCAGAGTAGTTGTTCTGCGATCCGATCCGGATCAGCTCGGCATAATCCATCAGTAGCCCTGCCTCGGTGCCCTGTTCTCGCGAATGGAAGCCTCGATTTCTGCGTCCGAAATCGACATGTCCTCCTTGGTCAGCTCTTCCGTCACGCCGGTGGCATTCTCGACTGTCGTCGGATCACCGCCCGTGTACGCCTGGTTGCGGTCTTGCGGATGCAGCGTGCCGAACCCTGGCGTAATGTCCGCGAACTCCCGTGCGATCATCTGGCCGTCATGGTTCCGGATCATGTCTTTCGGCTTGCGTAGCTGTCCGGAGCGGGCGCATTGCAGGTAGCCCCTGCCATCAACCCTCAGGTGACTGGGATACGTTCGTGCCATCGATCAAATCCTGTACCGATAGCGGGCACGGTCCCTGTCTGCCCGGATGGCGACGTCTTCGGCCTCCGCTGCCTCACCCTTCAGGCGGGCAATCACACCCTCGTCGTAGGGCGGTCGTTTCGATGCCAGGTCATGCGCCACGCACAGGATCAGCGCCTCCAGCCAGCGCCCCGGAACATCGTCCATTGCGTTCGTGTTCGGAGCAAAGTCCGCCGGGGTCTTGACGTACCAGACCCGAAGATAGGTCGGCTGCGTCGGGTAGCCGATAGGATGGACGTGGATCTGTGGCGGCTCTTTGCGATCGAGCCAGTACAGCCCCGGCGTTCCGGGCTGCGTCTTGGTTGTCACCCGCATGTAGGCGTCGGCGGTCACCCTGTCCAGGACGCCGCCCTGTCCGGACCCCTCGCGCTCAACCTCGACAATGTCGTCCACATCTGCTGGCAGAGCCAGGCAGCCGCTGTAGCCAGCCGCCGCGACAACCGTGCTCTCAATGCGCCATGTGTTGTATGATTTATTCATCCATCGCTGGAGGACGATGCGCACGCCGCGGCGGACCTTGATCACGTCCTCGGCGGTAGTCTGCTCGCCACCAGCGCGGCTTACGACCTCGTCGTAGATGTCAGAGAAGAGAAAGCCTGTCCGCAAGTTTCCATCCCCATCTGATCAGTTGTGGGGGCGGTCCCCCAGAGAGAAAAGACCGCCCCCACTTCCCCAAAACCGACAGAGCGAAACGCCGGCGTCCCTCGGAGAAACAGTTACCCGGGCATGCCCCAGATGCCGCGGGGATCCTGACAGGACATGGCATAGCGCTCGTAAGCCATGACCTTCATCGTCTGCGTCTCGGAACCATCGCCCTCTTCAAGGTCCAGAGGCTCGCGCTCCCAGAACGTCATCCCTTCCGTCACATCGGTCGTGATGAAGTACGCGCCGGGATCCGAGTAGTAGTGGTTCACGCAGTGCCCCTCGGGCAGCATGCCCATGGAGCTGATGGCGTTGATGTCGTGGTCGGAGGTGCCGACACGACCGCCGGTCGTCTTCAGGAGCCGCTGAGCGACGAACTGCTGGCTGAGCGGAACGTGCAGCTTCTTCGCCATGGCGGCGATTGGCAGGCCACGCTCGTCGGTCCAGCCGCCGATCTGGATGATCGCAGCTTCCAGCGACGTTTCGTTCAGGTCAGCCGCCGCCAGCGCACGGTTGGCGAAGGTGCCACCGCCCTTGAGCGGGTGGTCGACTGCGCAGATCGCGGAGCCGTCGCCGGTCGTGGACGTGGAGAACGCGGCATCGACGAACGCTGCTGCCCGGACTTCCTTGGTGATGTGCATCGAGCGGCGGAGCGCACGCGTGTACTTCGGAACCAGATCGAAATACTGGTCGTCGTTCACGGCTTCCCGGGTGACGATGAAGCCCAAGGCATAGCTCACCATCTCGACGCGGCCTTTCCAGACGTCGCCAGCGGTGTCGAACATGATGGCAGCGCCTTCAGCCTTCGGCGGTGCGAGCCCGAAAGCACTTTCCATCACGTATTCTTCATACGCCTTCTTCGACCGCTGAACGCGGTAGAGGTCGGTGTATTCGGTCTTGTGGTCCTTGTATTCCATCCCGAAGATTTCGTAGATGCCAGGCCACAGGTGCTCACGAAGAGCTGCGCGATTAACGGTCATGGTCCCTCATTCCCTTTTCAATGCCGAGGCCGCTTACGCGACTTCAGCCATTCCGAGCGCCGGACGTGCAACGCCCAACTCCACGAACACCTTGCTGCCCTGGTACTGCGGGATATCCGCGAGCCCATGGATCACAAGTGGCCCCGTGGCGACAGCAGCGCCGGACGTCACGTAGGATCCGCTCTCGCCCGTTGCAGCGTTACCTGCAGCCTGGGTGAAGCCGACCCGGCGACCCACCATTGCCTGCGTGAACGGCACACTGCCATCGACGCCAAGCTCGGCGATGACCGTGCTGCCCACCCCGGCCACGCTGACCTGTGCCGAGATGTCCGACTGACCGGCCGCGCCATCCCAGTAGTTGGCGAAGCGCAGCGAGCCATCGGGCAGCGTCTTGCGACAACCGGAGAAGAACCCCAGGATATCCGCGTCGGTCACGGCCCCCGCGGAGAAGGCCTCGATGTTGCCAGCGTTCAGCGTCACCGGATCGCCGGTGAAGATCGCGTCGGTGTTCGTGGGGTCGATCCGGAAGTCACGAAGGTTGCCAGTGCTACCTTCCATCCCCGCAGACCGACCAAACTTAAATCCAGCCATTTCCCAGTCCCTTTAACTGTTGCTCATGTCTTGCAGGGCAGACCTTGCGTCCGCTCCACTCAACGACCGGGTGCCCCGGTCCTCCTCCACGGCGTCACGTCCTGCAACGCCTTGAAGATCGTTCACGCCCTTCAGCCTGTCCTGCGACAGCTTCTGAAAAAACCTCGCGCGTGATTGGTTCAATGCGGTCGGCATCCGCATCAGGATGAGGCCGCCTGTCCGGACGTAGCCGTCGCCCTTCGTGTCCTCTCCTGCGTAGAATTCATCCGGAAGCTGAGCACGATTGACGCGCTCGTACTTCTCTGCGAGGCGCACCTGGGTCCGGTCGGGGACCGGCTCGCCGTGGATGGCCTCCGTGACCCACCGATAGGTATATTCGCCATCTGGAAGCGTCACCAGCTGGTTCGGTGGGGAATATTCGTAGACGGCCTCGCGGTCGAGAACTGCGCTGTCGTCCCTGGCACGGCTGCGGCCGTCGCCTGTGCGTTCTCTGGCAGCCATCAGCTCACCACCCTTTCCGTCACCGGCTCCTGGGGAAGGATGCCTTTTTCGACCAACTTTGTCCGGTGGGCGACCATGCGCTCAAGGGTTTCCTTGTTGGAGGTGTCGATCCCCATGCGCTCATAGCCCTCGAGGACTGATCGCGGAATACGACCGATGCTCGCCTTCCCGCTGCCCGGCGCAGTGTTCCCACCGCTGCCAGCAGTCTCCGGAGTAGATCCGAACTTGTCGGGATACTTTTGCGCCATCTGTCGGTCGACCGCCTCGAAGTATTCTTTGGAGCCAGTTGTAATGACGCCTGCGTTTTCGATGTTGGTACCAACATCCTTCGCGGCCTTGGTCATTTCTGCGTCCAAACCGTACCACGAAGCATTCTTCGCCGTCCAGCTTTTCAGATTTGTGTCGTCCTGCGGCTCAGGCTCCGCCTGCTCGCGCTTCGGGGCCTCCTGCGCTTTCTTCTCCAGCTGGCGCATCCGGGCCTCATAGTTGGCCTTCTGCGCTTCAGCCGCGGACCTCGCCGTGATGGCCTCGCCCATCAGGCGCTGAGCGCGCGCCTGCGTGACCGGGTCGCCTTCCTCCAGCGCCGCCGCCAGGCGCTTCTCCTGCGCGAGTACCTCGGCCTCTGCCTGGGTGACCCTGCTCGCGAGGTTGTTCTCGGTCTCCCGGATCTTGTCCTGGATCTCGCTCGTCTGCTGACGTTGCGAGAGGTTCGTGACTGCGCCTGCGATCTCCGCCAGGCGCTTTTCAAAGCGATCGTCGCTCATTGTGGAATGCTCCATCCCGTGTCGATTGTGCCTACCGGCTGGGTGTCGTTCATGAAGCCAAGCCGCTGCCCGTTCGAGAGCTGAAAGGTGTTGGCGTCATATTTGACCCAGATGATCCGGTCTCCGACCCCGTGCCAGGGAGCCATCGCCCCCGAGATCGCAAACCGTTCCGGGTCCTGATAGGCGGCGGGACCCATGGCGAGGATGACGCCCTGAGGAGAGGACATTGCCTTCGCTTCGAGATTGTCAGCGACGATGTGCACGCCGCCTTTCGTCGTCTGAGGCACCGTAAGCATCAGTACCATCAGCTT